GGTCTCGGAGGATCACCCCCCCCCTGGGGGATACCCCTTAGTACTAGTAGGGATACTCCCACACTCCACTTAGAAAAAAACAAAAGGCCCCTTTGATATATAAGATTCTTAGTTGCTATATTTAAAAAAAAACTAAAAAGGCGTATTATGTAATAGCTGGTTACTTTTTTTTGCATACCCCTGGGTTTTATCAAGTTTCCCAGGGGTACTAAATCACTTGTATGAGCTTCTTTGATATGTTATAGTGTGTTTATGGTGGCAACGGTATTCATAATAATGATAATAATAGTATTAGTGGCTGTGCTTTATTTAAGCGGCTATAGTTCTGGGTATAAGAAAGTGATGTTAGGTGTTAGAGACTTACTGATGGATGTTAAAGAAAAGGAGATTATAAATAAAATGTGATTGGATACATATGTATCGATTGCGAAAGGAGAGTAGTATGAAAAACTTAGTAATTTTTATGTTAATAATAGTGTGTTTTGTGTTTTATCATAGATATAGAGCTGAGTTAAAATCAAAGGATCGTTTTCTTGACCAGTGTATAGAGTTAAGAGAAGAGAATCAAGAGTTACAGAGGCAAGTAGATGGTTATAGAGAATTGATGGAGAGATTAGATATAGGGGGTTAAATGAATTTATATACTAAAGACGATGCAGTAGTGTTTGTAATTTTAATGGGCGTACTTTGTTTGTGGTTCTTTTTTTAATGAATTCGTTTACAGATTTAAAAGGTGGGAGGATTTTAGATACAGTGATCACAATAAGTGGTGGTGGTAAATATTATTGTTATATTGGGGATAAATTTGACAGAGTGGATATATTAAGTCGGGAGGTGTTTAGTGATGCATTAAAAATGACTATTGAAAAAATAAAGTTAAATTATATATGTGGTGGAAAGAAATTTGATTAAAAAGTGAGGTGATTAATTATATGGATATTTATGTAAAGATTATGGAGGGGTTAGTTGAATTAATAAAGACTGGAGGTGTTATTGGATTATGTGGACTCGTGACGTACGTGATATACGGAATGATGAAAATTTTAGTAATTCTGTTGGTTTTTTACAAGCTCAGCGTGAAGCTGTTAGATTTGCTCAAGTTGCTGCTTATCGGCAAACATATGAACCAAGGTCGACAAATCTCCTTAGTCAGCAAGGAAGTATCGGACAAAATCTCGGACGTAGTGGAGTCTCTCTCTCGAAGCATGACATCTGCGTTAGAGATATACGAAGAAGCATACGACGAATTGAAGGATTGTCAAAAAGAATCAAAGAATTAGGAGAAACATCATGGAAAGATATATTGGAGTAAAAATAATTAATGCAAAAGAAATGAATCGATTAGAGTATAACAAATTTAGAGGATGGGAATTGCCTAGTGATGAGAATGGATCTGATGAAGGATATTTAGTTGAGTATATCGATGGAGGAAAGGCGAATACGAAAGAGTATAAAGGATATGTCTCATGGAGTCCTAAAGAAGTATTTGAAAGATCGTATAGAAAGATAGGAGTGGAAGAATTTTTAACCTTTGGTTTAGCTATAGATTCTATGAAGAAAGGATGTAAAGTATCTAGAAAAGGATGGAACGGAAAAAATATGTGGTTATGGTTATGCAATGTAGAAGGAGAATGGGAAAGCAAAGAAGGAGAGACATATCAAAGGCTACCATACATCTACATGAAAACAGCAGACAACAAGGTTGTCCCATGGCTTGCATCACAAACAGACATGCTATCTGAGGATTGGGAAATAGTTAAATAAAAAAAGGAGAAATAAAATGGTTCCAGAAAAAATGATCGTAATAGTAACAAAAAAAGGTAAGATTGTGAAATTTAGTGAGCATGAAGTAAGAGAGAGTCATAGAGACGTAAACGGTGTGATGGCTGTAAGACTGCAAGATGGTGATGAAGTGGTGTCAGTTTCAGTATTATAGAATAATTATGGCAACGAAAGGAGAAAACTGATGGTTTATGTGGTATGCATACTATGTGCATTTATTTTAATAACGAATGTTTTGGTATATTTAAAATTAAAAAAACAAAAAGAATTTAATTTAAAGAGTATTGCGAGTAGTTGTATCAAAGTAGTGAAGCTTGATACTGATGATCTGTATTTAAAATACGTGAGTTTAAAAAAGAAATTAGAAGCACATTATGATGATTTAAATACAGACGTATATTGTTTAAACGATAAAATTAAAAATATTGAGCAGTATATTGAGAATATTAATGAAAAGTTGTTTGAAGAGAATGGTTATTGTGTAGGGTGTCCATATGATAACGGTTCAAAATGGTGTCGTAAGAGATTGAGGACGCATAGAGTGATTAATAGGAAGCATTGTCGTTGGTTTTATGGAAATAAGATGAAAAAATAGGAGATATAGATGAATAATATTTATAAATTATTAGAGCTTAGTATTTCTGATAGCCTTGGTGGAAATAAAGTCGTGAAATTAAGCGTAAAAAATCGAAATAAAGAAGATTTTTGTTTTTATGATGCAGATAAAATAATTAAATATTTAGACTTGTTAAAAGGAAAAATAAAAAGAATGCAGATATATTGTGACATACATTATAAATTAAATGAAACAGAGTGTAATAGATGTTTTCATTATAAAGAGAATATTTGCAGTGAAGGGTTGATTCCTTGTGATTCTTTAGGTTGTGTTTGTGACAGTTTTAATATTCTACCTTTTAAAAAATGAGACGAGTTTATATATTAGTTGGGAATGTTGGTTCTGGTAAAAGTAAATGGGCTGCTAAAAATTATGAAAGATTAAACGCATGTATTGTGTCAAAAGACTCTATACGTGAAATGGTGCATGGTGAATATATTTACAGAGAAAAACAAGAAAAAATGATCCATGAAATAGCTATCCAGTTATGTGTTACATTTATGAGACAATTCAAAAAAAACGTTATATTTGATGATGCTAACATGACAAAAAAAGAAAGATTAGAAATTATTAAATATATTGAAAAAAGAAGACTAGTAATCCCAACTAATTTAGAAATAAAGTATCGGTGTTTAAATTTTATTGAACATGGTCATAACTTAGAGTGGCGAATGAAAGACAATAGGGGGTATAGTAGGTATTACTGGGCTAGAGTGTATCAAATTTTGAGAGATCAATACCAAGCTCCAACAATGGATGAAGGGTATGACGCTATAGAAGAGGTGAAACATAATGAAATTACGTACGAAGCAAAAAAAGAATGTTATACAACTGACAAAAGATAATATTAGTGTTATTGATTTAAAAGATATTGGCAAAGAGGCTGAGATCCATATATTAAAATATGATATGACAATTAGTTATGATTTTATGCTCAAATGTAGATTGTTTTTTAATAAACTTCAAAATACTCATGATTATAGTATTATTAAAGCAAGTGCTAAAGAGCCATATAACAGATATGAAGTAATCGGGAGAAAATACTAATGATAAATAGACGAGAAGAGTATTTAAGAATTTTTGAATATATGGGCTTAAAAACTCAATTAAAAAAGCTGCTAGAAGAAATAATGGAACTAGAAATGGAATTAGTTTGGGGAAAAGAGCTTAGTAATGAATTTTATGAAGAATCATCAGATGTATTAGTTGTTTTGCTCCAGTTTTATTTTAAACACAAATCTAAATATGATGAACTCATGCTAAACAAAATAAATAGAACAACTAAATTGATTGAAGAAGGATTTTACAAAGAAGATCGAAATAGGAAACGAGAATGCTCAGATTAGATATAGATTTTAAAAACTGGTATTTTGGATTTGGTATCAGCTTTATGTTTAAAGATATTACAATAGCATTCGGGTTTTTATCAATAAGTTATAAATGGAGTAAATAAAAATGTTTAGATTTTATGTAATACTTACTATCACTTTCATGTTATTAGCCTTGTCTGGCTACTTCATGGCATGCCAAGTATATAAGTCAGGTTATTCAAAAGGCTTCATGCTTGGATATTCATCAGGCGTTTCAACCAGTTTATAATTAACTCTTAGGCACAGTGTTTTGATGTACTCATTTCGTTGTGCCTTTTTATTAGTTTCTCATGATATTTTGAAGACACAAAAAAAGCCAAGTTGCCAGGGGGGGGAAGAGGGTAGGCAGACTTGACTTCTTAAGTCTAAGTGATATACTTAGAATATCTATTATAAACATGTCTATTATAAACTAAATTTTCTGACATGTATATAGATCGTTATAGATTAGCACCCTTTCTCGATAAAAGTGGGGCTAACTCATATAGATATATATGGGACGCTGGACTATGAAAGTACTTGGTCTAAACTCGGACAGCGGGAAGGTCGCACACTGACCATAGCGAGGGAGACGGTGGTAAAGTGGAACAATGCGTTCTAGGCTGCTAATAGCTTAATCTTTATCCCTTGGTAGGTTATGTAATAGCACTACTAAGTAGGGGTAAAGTGTGCCTAAGCGATTTTAAATAAAGGGTTATGCGATATGGGAATAACAGACTTAGCAATACAGTATCTACATAAAAATATAGATAACTAAAAGCAATATATTTGACTTATTGATACATTTTTTGCTATATATAACATGTGGGACACAACGACGCTTATTTCAAATATTACAATTCTATATCTCTAAGAGAAATCAATTCTTTGACAGCAGAAGACATAAGGAAGTATTCGCCAGAGCCTAGTTTAGCGACGTTGAGTCCTGAATATAAAAAGAAGTTATTTATAGAGAAAAAGTTTAGGCTTCCTGGAACGACGATATATAAAACTCGTGCAGAAATGACAGATGAGGAAATTGAGCTTGTTAAGAAGTGCATGATTGCTGTTAAGAAAAAAATGGCATTAGAGAGAGCCAAGCTTGAACATGAAGCTAAAGAGAAAAAGAATGAGATTGAGAAATATGAGAAAGCAAACAAGTTGTTATTTTTTAATCATCCAAGAAAAGGCTATTTAGGAAGAAATGGAAAATGGGAATACAATCCGATACAGAAACAAATATTTACAGCTATAAGACAGTTTTTTTATAAGACGATAGTAATGACAGGTGGGAATCGTATTAGTAAAACGTTTACAGGATTTTGTTTGATGTTGAGTTGTATAAAGGGGTGTTTTCCTTGGGAAGATGAGCGGATAGTAGGTCGTTGGGTATGGGAAAAATATGGGTGGACCGATGATTTACCAATTAAGGGTCGTATTGTTGGCCAAGATTGGGAGAAACATATTAAGACAACGATTGAACCTAAATTTGATGAGTTATTACCTGATTCATGGGAATCTAAATGTAAAAAAAATAGTTTAGGTGTGAGAGCATATTGGGAGTTTTATGAAAATAAAGCATTAATTGGCACAGCAGAGGTTTTAAGTAATAAATCTGATTCAGAAGTGTTTGAAGGTGCTGACACTCACTTTATACTCTACGATGAGCCGCCTAATAGAAATAACCGTATTGCTGCTGCTCGTGGACTAGTTGATCATAATGGTATTGAAATATTCTGTATGACGTTATTAAAAGAAGCGTGGGTGAATAAAGAAGTAGTAAACGCTGTAGATGAAGATGGAGAGCCAAGAGCTGATGTTTTAGCTGTAAATGGTGAATCTTGGGATAACGTTGGGTATGGTATTAGTGAAGAGGGGTTAAAAGATTATATTGATAAGTTAACAGATGATGAGAAGGATGCTCGTATTAGAGGTATTCCAAGTTATTTATCAGGTATTATATTAAAAATAGATAATAAAACACATCTAAAAAGATTAGGACCTAAAGATATCATGAGACATTGGATGATAGATGTTGCGATAGACTGGCATCCAGCTAAAAAACAGTATATATGTATGCTTGCGACTGATGATCGTAATTATAAGTATTTTTGTCATTCTATAGTTGGAAATGGAGACGGATATTGGATAGCAGATCAGATACTTAAATCAGTTGATCGATATAGTTTAAGAATTAATCGTATAATTGCAGATCCGTTATCAAAGACTGGTGAAAAGAGTTTAAATATTGCGATAAAGAGTGAGTTTCAAAAAATGGAAGAACGATTGGGTGAGTTTGGATATGAGTTAGAGAGTGCAGCACCTCTAAAGTCAATGAAGTCAGATGGAATTATTCAGATTAATGAGTTACTGAGTACTCCAAATGGAATCCCTGCATTATTTTTTTTCAAAACACAGAATGAGTCACAGAAAAACGACTGTATATCACAGATACAAGAATGGGTGTATGATGATAATGGTGATCCTAGTAAGGAAAATGATGATGCGTGCGAGAATTTATATCGATTAGTATTATTAAATACAGAGTATGAAGAGCCTGAAATAATTGAGCGTTACTATGATCGTCATAAGAATGAGAATTATGAGCAAGAGCCAGTGAGAAGTTCTGTAACTGGTTACTAATATAAGGGGTGCTAATATGGCAAAAAAACAAAAAATAAAAGATCAAAAATTTGACATGCCAGAGTCTAGTATATCAACTTATGAAAACCATTTCAGGAATCTAGCTGTTGATATAAGTAGCGACCAATTAGAAAGAATTGCAACTCAAGTATCTGATGGATATCTGCAAGATGTTGAGAGTAGATCTGATTGGATGGATGATTATGTGGAATGGAAAAAAGCGTTAGTAGTTAAGCCTGAAGTTAAAGAAAAGCAGTTCCCCTGGGCTGGTGCTGCAAATATTGTGTTGCCTGTAACTGCGATAGCGAATTGTCAGTTTAGTGCCAGGATGTCTGATGCGATGTTTAATACTAAACAATTAGTTAGAGCGATGCCAACTAATCCAAAAAATAATCAAAAAGGGTTGTGCGATAGAGTACAGACTTATATGAATTACCAATTAACAGATGAGCAAGAATATTTTACAGATGGATTTGAGCAAACGATGCATGCGTTGGGTGCGTGTGGTGTAGCAGTAAGAAAAGTATGTCATAACGATGCAAATAATAGAAATGAATCTATTGCATTGGATCATGAAAATTTCGTTGTAAATTATTACACTAAAAATATGGAAACTTGTAGAAGGGCAACTCATGTTATAAATATGGATTATGATTCTTTTTATAGATATATGGATAGTGATATTTTCTTAAATATTGATATTATAGAGTCTGATTCAGTGAATATGCCAGAAGAGGAAGAATATACAGAAAGCACAAATGAGTTATTAGGTGTTTTTGAGCCAGCTATTAATACAGATAGAATTGTATTAGAACAACACACTTGGATTAAGTTTAATGAAAATGATAAAAAAATGCATCCAGTAATTGTTTGGTTAGACGTTCAAACTAAAAAAGTTGTAAGAATTATGACTCGTGTTCATCCTGAGACAAGAGAAACTATGTCTTTCTTTGTTGAGTATTTCTTATTGCCTAATATTGACTCATCTTTTTATAGGGTTGGTTTTGGTACATTACTACAAGCTACTAATAAAACTCAGAATACGATAATAAATCAGTTAATTGACGCTGGTGTTTTAAATAATACCTCGGGTGGTTTTATAAAAAAGGGAACTGGAATTAAGCGTGGTGATGTTCAATTTAAAATGGGGCAGTATAAAGAGATTAATGTAAAACTAGGTGCTAGATTATCAGACATGATTATGCCACTTAATTTTAAAGAGCCTAGTCAGGTATTACTAGCTTTACTCAACGTACTACAAGGTTATGCAGATCGAGTTACTTCTGTTACTGAAACTCAAACAGGTGATATTCCGAGATCTGGAACTGGATCTGAGGGTGTTATTAGAATGATGGAACAAGGCTTGAAGCTATTTACGTCTATCCAAAAAAGAGTACATAGATCATTTAAGAAAGAGCTTAATAAGTTATATATGCTTAATGGTATATGGTTGGAAGAAAGTAAGTATTTTTATATTACTGATGTTTCAGGAGATCCGATGCAAAAAACAATATCAAGACAGGATTTTAATAGTGGTTTATTAATACAGCCTGTATCTGATCCTAATATGATGAATAAGATTGAGAAACAACAACGTGCAGCTGCTAGATATCAAACAGTGATGTCAAATCCATACACTAATCAAAATATAGAAATGGTTTATCCAGCTCTTAGAAATTACTTAGAGGCAATAATAGAAGATGAACAAGAGTTAGAACTTCAATTAGCTCCATTAGCCGAGATGTATAAACTGGCTAAATTACAAAGATTAGCACAGCAAGAAGGTATGGAAAATCAGTTAATACAAGTTATTGGAACCATGATGCAAATGAGGAATCAAAGCTTTTTGCCAAGCTTGTAAAATAAAAAGGAGGACTTTTGATGAGTAAGAACGAAGAGAACGAAAAAAGATATAAAGAAGGATTTAATAGTTGGGTGCATGATAAGTACACAAAAAAACTATTAGGTGTGCTTGAAAGCGATAAAGAGTCGATGGAAAAAGGATTAATTTCTTTGATATGCGAAACAGATCTTGAGAAAATGGATGATTCATATATCAGGTTATTAGTTTTTCATAGAGCAAGTATCACTGCTATAGAATCTTTAATAGACTATATATGCTTTGAAATGGAGAACGATTATGACGAATAAAAAAATAAACTACTCAATACCGATGAAAAAAGAGGATGCAATAGCATTAAATAACGATTGGCAACCAGTTAATGATTATATAAAGCTAATTAGATCTAAAGATAAAGAAGTTAGATCAGAGAGTATTGAAAAGATGCGAGATATTGGCTTAGTAGTTCCTGATGATATGAAAGAAAAAGCATCAAGAGCGAGACAGACTGGGATTATTATTTCTATTGGTCCAGGATGTCAGTCGGCAGTATCAGAAGGAATGCACGTTTCATATCCTGTTCATGGAGCAAGGTTATGTGACGAAGGAACAAAAGGTGATGAAGATTATGAGTATATAGAGATTAGAGAATGCGATATATGTCAAATCAACATGACAAACGAGTTATTTACTCGACTAAAACAGGAGGTTTTTGATAATGGATCAAATAGATAATCAAGAATTAAATAATGACCAAAGCCAAGGAGGTCAGCAAGAAACAGTAACTGATTTCTCTCCGACAGAACACAAAGATGTGGAACATCAAAATAAAGTACCAGCAAAGGATAGGATCTCTCAGTTGGTTGGTAAAAACTATGAGTTAAAGAATGAAAATAGTCAGTTAATGGGACAGATGAATACATTTAAGAGTGAGAATGACCAGCTTAAAAATCAATTAGAGTCGATGAATAGTCAGATTAGTCAATTAACTAGTACATTCAATAACCAGAGGAAATCTGAAATACAATCTCAAATGCAAAAAGCATTAGATGATGGAGATACTTTTACTTTTACAAAACTTCAAAGTGATTTATTAGAATTAAATAAACCACAGCCTCCAGTATATAATCAATTTAATCAGAATCAACCACAACAGCAGCAGAACCAACAACAGTCTCAGAATCAATTTCAGCAGTATCAGCAAAATAATCAGTACACTCAGGGATCTCAAACATCTCAGAATTATACACCTGAAGATATTGCGTTTGTTGCTAGGAACTCAGATTGGTATAACGTAGATGTAGCTATGACAAGCACAGCAAATGAGTACGCAAAAAGGATAGTTAGTGAGCCAGAGTGGGCGAATGCGACTAAGCAACAACAACTAAATGAGATTGAAAGACGAGTTAAAGCTGATTTTGTACACAAGTTTAATAATAGTCAAATTAATACTGGAATGGGTGGAATTACAACTCCGATAAATCAGTCAAAGCAAGAAATAGTTATAAGTCAGGAAGAAATAGACGAAGTAAGAAATTTGATTGGTAAAGGCTGTCGAAAAACTGATGATGAAATCAGGGAACAGTTGATAAAAGGTAAAAAATCAGGTCGTTATTAATAAGGAGATTTTAATATGTCTAATAAAATAAAATGCCCTGTTTGTGGCGATACGTTTAGTAAATCAGGAATAATTACACATATGAAATACAAGCATCCTGATTATAAAGGAGATGTGAAAATTATGGAAAATAAGAGTAGTAATGTTGACAAAGTAGAAAAAAATGATATTAATAATAATGTAGACTCAGTAAAAGATACTGGATCAAAGCAGAACGAAAGTTCTGAAACTTCACAGGGAGATAGCCCTGAACTTAATCGACAAGAAGTCGTTGTTTCAAAAGAATATTTAGATGCTATGCAAGCACAGATTGACTCTTTAAAAGAAATGGTTAAAGAAGGTCATGAAGTAAAAAGTGTAGAAAGTGCTACGTTAAACGCACAAGAATATTTACAAAACGATACTGTTGTCTGGGGACCTAAAAATCCTCTAATGGTTAATGTAAAAAAAGAATATAGAACAACAGGAAAATTATATTGGTCTTCACCAAGTAAGGCTCAATACCGAATAGATAATGGGGCAAAAGCTTTGAGATATTGTGATCTTGAAACTAGATTTAAGTCTCACGTTTTAGAAGAAGGTAATGGAGGTATATCTGAGAACTCTTTAGTTGAAAGACATGGACAGTACTTGTTATGGTTGCCTCCACAGTATGTTGAGTCAAGAAACGATTATTTAAATGGACTTCAGCCATCTATTAAAGATTTTGAAGATGAGTTTAAGAGTGCTACTGGTGATGTCGGATATGGTGAAGTCAAAATAAACAAGGAGTAGTCTTATGGCTAGTAAGAAAACTAAAACAGGATACAAAAGCTATATAGCTAAAGATATTAATGTTAAAAAATTTCAATCTAAAGGCTATAAAGTTGAAAAAGAGTATTCAAATGGAACTGTATTGATGAAAAAGCCTATAAATGGAGGTAAATAAACATGAAAGGTTTGAATTTAGTTAATTATGATGAGAAGTATGTTGGAAAATTCTCTGTAGATTCAAGTAATGCGACTGCTATTTTTAAGAATGGTGGAGTTATTGCTGTTGCAGATGGAAATGTAGATGGTTGGGATGGATCAAATAGTGCAGCGTTTCTTGGTGTTGTTATTGAGGTGAGAAACTCGGATGGGATTGAGACAAGCTACTTACCTGCTTCTACAGCTGGAGAGGTTACTGTTGTATATGATCCGCATATGCTAATAAGTGTTGAGGCTGCAACTGGTATTGCTGAAGCTGATCGTTTTGGATCTGCTGATTTAGCATCAAATGCTGGAAACACCACTACTGGAGAATCAACTGCTCAAATATCTAGTACGATTGCAGCAGATGACCAGTTTTTTATTGTTGGACTTGATGAAAGAGTTGGTAATACATGGGCAGCTGCTAATGGAAATACTGATAATACTCAAGTTATTGTTATGCCAAGAATCCAAATTTTTAAAGATTCAACAGCATTAGCTAGCTAATTAAGGAGGTAAATAAAAATGGGAAACCCTATTACTACAGGATTAGCAGGTGGAAGACTCGTTAGTCCAGTTCAATTAAAAAAAGTATGGGATATCGACGAAAATCCTATGTATGCAGAGCAATACAAAGAGTTTTATGATATTCAAAAAAGTGACAGATCGTATGAGGATTATCAACAAGTAACGCCATTTGGTCTATTGAAAGCTAAAAGACAAGGTGGGGATATCGAATATGATTCTTCTAAGGCTGGTACTCAGAAACAAATTATAAACATTACTTATGCATTAGGTTTTAGAGTAACATTAGAAATGAAAACTTATAGCGATAAGTACAAGTTAGCTACTAGATACACAAAGGCATTAAAACAATCTGTTTATAATACTCGTAATGTATTAGGTGCGACTTTATTTAATGATGGTTTTGATTCATCTAAAGCAAGTATCGGTGATGGTAAAGCTATTTTTGCCACAGATCACCCAATTCCTGCTTCAAGTAGTGTAATTCAAAACACGCCTTCAATAGCTGCTGATTTGTCTCCAGCTTCTTTAAAGCAAGACTTTACAAACATAAGGACTGTAGCTGCTTTAGATGGTGCTGGTAAGAAAATCCAGTTAAGGCCAACTAGATTAATCGTTCCGCCTGCTTTACAGTGGGATGCTGCTGAAATCTTAGAGTCAACTTTGTTAGCTGATACAGATAACAACAACAAAAACTCAGTAAATGGAGTAGTTGGTTATACTGTTTTTGATTTCTTAACAGATGATGATGCTTATTTTATTAAGACTAATCATATGGATGAGTGGGTATGGCAAGATTCTATCATGGTTACATTTGACCAAGATAATGATTTTGACTCTAAAGATATGTGTATGTCTGCTGTTTTTGCTTCAGGTGTTGGTGCTTATGATCCTAGATCAATGTATGGAAACCAAGGAGCGTAAAAGGAGGGTTTAAAATGAAAAATATATTAGTCCTTCTTATTGCTGTTTTTGCGTTGTCTTTTGGCGCAAGAGATCGATTAGGCCAAGGAGATTATACTAAGAACTATAATCTGAAGCCTCAACGTTTTTTTGCGTTAGAAAAATTACCTGACTTGGATTTGAAATTAGATGGGGTGACTTCTATTGATGTTTCTGGAGCTACTTTAAACGTATATGGTAGTTATAACCAAATAGATACTGAAGATGACGCTGCTGTCTCTACAGTAAATATCATCTCTCAGCTTAATGCAGGAGATATAGTTATTATTAGGTCAAGTCTAGCATCACAAGATATTGTTTTCCAAGAAAGCAATGTTTTACATTTAGGTGGTGCTACTAGAACGCTAAGTGATCCATCCGATATAATAATGCTTATGGGGATACCATCAACTGATGCTACAGCTGTAAGTGCTATTGAAGTTAGTTTTGTTGACAACAAGTAAGTGTTTTTTTGACAGGGCGGTTTATGCCGTCCTGTATTAAATATTATGGTCAAATATAGAAGAAGAAAAAAAGGATATATAGCTGGCACACACTTAAGAAGGTGTGACCAAACTGGTCTTATCGGTTATCGCTCTGATATGATAATTGATAAAGATACAAAAGCTAGGGTTTTGAAAGAGTTTCATGTTCCAGAGAATCAAAATAGTTATGTTAAAGTGAGATCACTAGAAAGGCCACATAGGTTTGATTAATTATGACATCAAGTGAAGTAACATTAAACATAGATAAGGTTATAAAACAAGCATATCGACATAATGGCTTAATTGCTAATGGGCAAAACTTAACATCCGCACAAAAAACAGAAGGCTTAGAGCTACTTAGTTCATTAGTTGATAGTTTCCCAGGGAATCATAGAAGTAATTTTAAGTCAGATTGGATATATTTAGAGCCTGAACCATCTGACTTTGTAAAAATTGATGATAATTATTATGAATGCGTATATCCTCACACCTCATCTTTTGATAATAGACCAGGGTCAGGTGGTCAGTGGAGAGGATTTTGGAAAGAGATCACCGAAGATAGTGCAGGTGCTAATATTGTAGTTGATGGAAGTGGTTTTATTATTGTTGATGGTGATGGGAATATCTTATCAGATGACGAGCCTGACGAGTGGGAATCAGGAGAAAGTTATAATAGTATTAGCGTAATAGATTTAGATGATAATATTTTTTGCATAGGAGCTGGTTATTATAGAGATTCTAGCTCGTATGATAGAGAGATGTTTACGAACTTAACTACTGATAATTATTTCGGGTATGGAAATAAGATAAATTCAGTAGGAAGACCAAATTCAATATATTATAGACGAAGAAAATTAGAAAATGATCCAATTAATAGAGTTGTGCTATACCCATATCCAACATCAATAGATTTTAATATTGGATTAGAGGTTTATAGATTTAGCGATAGGATAACTAGCGACTTAACTAAACAGATTGATTTCTTGAGAGAGGCAGTTAGGTATTGGCATTTGAAATTAGGGGTAGAGGTTCACTTGAATTATGGTGCATTATCAGATAGTAAATACAATCAATTAAAAGAAAATATGTTAGAAGCCGAGCAACAATTAGAAGGCTTAAATGAAGAGTGTGGGGATGTTAGTTTTCACCCATATTTATATCAATAGGAGGTAAGAAATAAAATGAAAAAAACAATGGTATTACTTTTATTACTAACATTATCACTAGGTTATTTGACTCAAGGACCTAAAGTAAATAGCGTCTTTCCTTCTGATGGTTCAATTCATGGAGCATATAATGATAAGTTTTTTCAATTTTACACTGATGGGTACACAATACCAACAGGAGATGAGAATTATATTGAGCTAGATATTGAGGGGATATTACATTGGGATGGAATTAAAGTTGATGTTGTTGGAAATTCTGGCGTGCCACTAACTAATTACACTATAACATGGCTTAATCCTTTTGATTCAAGTGATCCTGAAGATAGTCTAGCATCTTCAAATGTTCAGACTGTTGATTTTAATAGTATTGTCACTACATTAGAAAGCATGAGAGCTAGGATAAAGATTGAAAATCCGTCTGCGAATGCAGATGCTGTTGTTAGTATTAATATTAAGGCTTGGGATGACTAAATAGGGAGAAAATAAATGAAAAAAACACTTCTATTATTAATATTGTTAACAATTAGTTTTAGTAATTATGGTCGTCTATTTGGCGTTCATGGTGGAGAATGGGTAGGTGATTTGAAAGTAGGTGGCGATGTTCAAGTAGAAGATATGACATGCGATTCTCTATCAGTCAGCGGTGGTGGTGTTGGTTTGCTTGGTGCTTCGGGTGGAACTATAACTGCTCCACAAGATGATTTAACTTTATATTCACCAGTTAATGATGTGGAGGTTATTGCTGGGACAGGAGAAATAAGTCTTCAAGGTGATGTTGAAATTACTAGGAGATTAAAGTTAAGTCAAATAACAGTAACCGAAAACTATGAAGCATCAACCAAGCAGATTATATTTGTAGATGCGACAGATGGTGCGACAACTATAACATTATTTCCAGCAGCAGAGTCATTGCAGTACACGATAAAGAAAATAGATTCAACAACGAATAATGTCACTATTGATGGTTATTTAAGTGAGGAAGTAGAATTTGAGTTGATACAAACATTAACAACTCAAGGAGATACAATAACGGTAGTATCCGATGGGACTCAGTGGTTAGCGATATGATTAAGTTTAAACGAATATTATTATCCATACTTATAGCCACATTAAGTTTTTCTAACTTTACAGGTGGTGTTCATAATTGGGTGCTTGAGCATCCTGATGGGTTAGAAGCGAAATTAACTCATACTATTGTACCTGATCGTGGAGACTCAACTCCAAGTTTCACAAGAGCGACAACGGCAACTTTTGAAGATTTTGAAGGCATAATTAGAGAAGTTAAAATCGGAGAGTCAAGGCATAAATGTGCTAGACGTGTTGAGAATCTAATGGCGGTTAACTCAGAGGATATGACTTCTGGGTATACGATAGATTCAGGTGGAACAATAAATTCTGCAACACAAGTTTCTTTTGATGGGACTGCTAATGTAGACTTAAATCCTATACTAGGCACTTATCCAATAGTTGTAGATAATAACGACTACGATACCTATGTGTTTTCGGTTAATATAGAACTTGTTTCTGGTAATATTAGTGGTGATGGTGGGGTAATGATTAGAATGATAGGGGATGCTGTCCCAGCTACAATAGGATTCGTTGGAATGCAATTATATAATCTAGGTTCTGCAAGATTTACGATTGAAGTAACAACAGATGCTGGTGGAACTGAACTATACCCAAATATTAGAGTAAGTGATGCGGTAGTTTTAAATATTACAGATTGGCAAGTTGAGAAAGTAACAGGACAATCCAACCAGAATCCTAGCGAATACGTATCAACAGGGGTACTATCAGCACCGTATCATGGCTGTAACGTTGATGGAGTGAAATACTTCCCTTATGAGAATGGAAATACCGTAGCGAGCAATGTAGTAACTGAAGCAAGAGGAGCGGATATCCCACATTCAACGCTTAAAGGGGTGATGATAGAGAATCAAGCTACTAATTTAGTTACTTATTCAGATGATTTAACACAATGGGATGATACAAATGTTACAGCATCAACGGATAAAATATTAGAAACAGCTGTAAATAATGTACACAAAATAGCTCAGTTAAACATACAATCGTCTGAGACAGATTATCATTCTTTAAGAGTAGTAGCCAAATCTATTGGTAGAGATTATTTAGTTTTAACAAACGAATGGGGAGATAATTATTGTTATGCTACATACGATTTTACTAATGGGACTATATCCGAGCAAGATACTAATGGTACTGGGGTAATACTAAATGCAACAATGAATGTATTATCTGAAGCTGGATATTATGAATGTATATTGGTTAGTAAAATAGGAACGGCAGGGAATGATGCTATAACTATTCAACCAAGTAATACAGGTACACCTAGCGGAACTACTAATACTTACTTAGGAGACGTAACAAAAGGGTTTTACATTAAAAATATACAACTAGAACAAGGAGTACACGCAACAAGCTACATACCAACCGAAGCAACAACAAAAACAAGAAACGCAGACATACTGAGCTATACAAGCAGTGGAGTTATTGATTCAACCAAAGGTTCTATGAGTGCAGAGTTTACGACAGAGTGGATAACTCAGATTAATAATAAGACAATACTGTCAGTAGGTCCTAATAGATACGCAGCATTTATTAGGAATGGTAATTTAGCAATGTATGATGGAATAAATAATATAACTGGAGATAGTTTTACTGGATCGAGCTCCTTACAAAAGATTGCGACGAATTGGGGTGGAAGTAGTGCTACAACATTTCAAAGCGGGACAGCATCAATTCAAGGTACTTTTGATAATGATTTTGATGCGAGCTTATTAGGCATAGGTATTAGAGCAGATAATGGAGATAATCCATTAAACGGAACAATAAAGAACCTAAAAATATGGAAGCGTAAATTGCCAACTAACCTAATGATCGGAGAAACAACACTATGATATATCAATTTAAATGGAGTGAATTAATAGAACCTAAACTAACAGAAGAACAAAAAGAAGCATATTCTGAACTAGGGATATCGCAAGTATTCCCTATTGGTAGAGAAGAAAATGGTAGAAGGTTATTTCATGCAATTATGACATTAGAACAAAAAGATCAAGCGTTTGAAATAGTAAAAGAAAAAGATCCTAAGATCATATCAGTAACTGATAAAGACGGTATTGCTTATGGGTATAAAAAAGTAATCAATAAAGAAGCATACTCAGAAGGTGAAGAATTTTATCCAGCTACTTATAAATTAGTAAGAGACGAAGAACTAAAAGAGTTTGAATGTGAAGACGATACAGACTATTTTAAACCGTATGATGCTATTGATGCGGACGGCAACAAAATAACGGTTACACCGTCAGGTCATTGCTTTGGTGGTTGGAAATGAAAATTAATACATAATCTATTGGAGGAACTTACATCATGAAAAAGACACTAAGTTTATTAGCGATATCATTACTTCTAAGCACTAGTTATTGTGCCAGAAAAACAATACCTGAATATACAGAGGAAGTATTTGTCTCAAGTTCAAAGTTGTTACTTATATCTGATGATAGTGCTAATTATAGAAGTGCTACTATTGCTAATTCAGTAGAGAGCGCATTATCTCAAAATGTAATATCAAAAGCAGCAATAACATCATTAAATGTTGGTTCTATAGAAGTTGATAACGATATTATTTCTAATGAACTAGAAGCAGATTCTGTGTCAGTAAATAATATAAGTGGGAAAGATTTTCAGATACTAAATCTATATGGAGAGCTAAGAACAAATCCTTCTGACCAAACTAGTGTTAAGCTTGGCGAATATGCATTGGATGAGTTTACTGGAACAACACGTAGACACACAGCTGTTGGGCAAAACGCATTAAGAAGGCAAAATAATGGTCTTAACCATACGGCTATAGGAAATGGTGCGCTTGGAGTTTTAAAACAAAGCCAAGAATCAACGGCAGTTGGATATAGTGCTGGTGGTTCTGTTATAACAGCAAGTGCAGGTGTATTTATTGGGAGTAATGCAGGAATATCTTTTGGTGGTGATTTCAATACTATAGTCGGTGCATACTCAGCTGCACCAGGCGAGGGTGATAATAATGTAATTATTGGATATACTGCTGCTTTTAATGGCGGAGATAAGGATGACAACGTAATTATCGGTGTTGGCGCTGCTACTAATCTAGACGGTGGTATTAATAATGTTGTTGTCGGTAATTATTCTGGGGACAATGTTCAGTCTGGGGATAGTAATATAATAATTGGTTATGATGTCGAGCCAAGTTATATAGGGGCTAGTAATGAGTTAAACATAGGTGATTTAATTACTGGCAACTTATCTTCAAAAGAATTGAATATCGATGGCGATTTGAACGTCGGTTCTGATGTAGAGGTAGGTGGTGATATGACATGTGCTTCACTAGCAGTTACCAGTGGTGGGATTGGACTGCTTGGTGTGGCAGGTGGAACCATCACCGCACCGTTAGACGATTTAACTTTATCTTCGCCGGCTAATGATGTGAATATAATAGTGGGCACAGGAAGGGAGATAAGTCTTCAAGGTGATGTCGGAGTTACTAACGGGGATCTAGAAGTAGGTGGGGATATAATAGCCTCGACTAAAACACCAAGTTCGGCGAGTGATACTGGAACAACAGGCACTATTACATGGGATTCAGATTATATATACATTTGTGTTGCGACAAATACTTGGAAACGGGTAGCTATAGCTACTTGGTAAAGGAGGATAAATAAGATGGGAATAAAAGTAAACGAAGAGTATAAAGGGTTTGAATAGTGAAAAATATACTTATTACCATTTTGTTAGTGTCAACAATGTGTTTATGCAGTACAGAAAGCTTGCAAAGGGATGTTGCAAATCACACAGTGTTAAGTGCTGGTATCACTAAGTTTGCAGATGCGACAATTAATGCAATGCGAAGAGATCATTATTTAAAACAGGTTGGAAAGAAATATGAGTATCAATTAACTTGTAGTGAGTCTAAGGAGCTAATAGCCATTCAGGCAGACAAGAGTTTGTTGTTTTTTGGTGCGTCTTTGTTGTTCTTTGGTAAAGAAATATTTGACCTTGATAAAACAGGGTTTAGTATTAATGATTTGGTGTTTGATTATCTCGGATATGGCTTAGTTGTATTTGAATTAAAATTTTAAAAAGGAGAAAAGTATGAGAATTAGAAAAATATTATTAATTGGAACTATGGTTGTTGGGACAGTTTTTGCAGGTGGTGTAATTGAGAGTGAGATATACAGAGATGATGATATTGTAATAAAAGTGGAAAGAAAAAAAATTGATCCAGTCATTATTGAGAAAGAAGTTAAGGTTGAAGTTCCTGTTAGAGATACTAAGTATGAGGATGAGTTAAAACTAGATATATCTTTAAAAGAAAAACAGATATTGGATCAGTTTGATAAAATACAGAATAATGATAATTTAATATCAAAACAACAAAAAGAAATTGATAAATTAAATTCCGACATAAAAGAGTTTATAAATGGTTATATCGAGATACGTGATCGAGCTGATTATTATAATAAAATAATGGAAGGAAAAATTGAGCGTAACTTTTGGGAAAATCCTATATTTATAGCAATAGGTTTTTTTCTAGCTGGATTAGCATTGTAGGGTATTAACTTGTCAGGTCAGATGATTATAGATATTAAACAGCTTTACTCTTTGCTTGGATTAATACTCGCTTTGTTTGCTGTTGCTGGAATCATAAGTGCTATAGCATATAAATTAACGAAGGAAAGATATGAGAGAGATTTTGTTCTGAAAAATGATTATGAAAAAGATAAAGAGACGATTGATTACAAGTTTTATGATAGAGAAAAGCTGCATAATACGTTTGTCGAAATGAAGGCATTTAAAGAGCATGTGTTAAACTTTGATAGAAAGATGGACGATCTAAGAGAATTTATAGGTGTTCATATAGATGGAATTAAGGAGCTAATAACTTCAAAGCAAAAATAAGTTATTTGTTGAAAGGTGGTAAATTATGATTAAAAAATTAGCGGCTTGTTTGTTATTTAGTTTGTTGTTTGCTGCTACTCAACAAGTAGATAACTTAATATCTGGTGTTGGTGACGGCGCAGGTTCTTTTTTAAGTAACGGAACTGTTGAGTTTTTTGAAAATGATGGTAGTTCTACATATAAAGATGTTTATTCAGACGCTAATAAAACAACTGTATTAAGCCAGCCAATCAACTTAAACTCTAATGGTCAGGCAATAGATGGTGTTAATCCGATAGGAGTTTTTGCAGAGGGTTATTACAAAGTAGTTTATAAGCAAAGCGATGGAACTACTTATTTGACCATAGACGGAGTTAGTTATGGAGATATTGTTACTGCTAGTAATTTTATTGATATAAAATCTGAGTATGGAACAAATACCACGGCTTTAGAAAATGCGATAACTGATATAGGTAGTACCGAGGCTACTTTTTTATTTAGTTCAGATACATATACTGTTGCTTCTAATCTAACATTTCCAAGCAATGTAACGCTCTATGTTTTACATGGGTCTAAGTTTGATATATCTACTGGCGTTTCAATGATTGTTCAGGGTGATGTTTTTGCTGGTCAATATGAAATATTTACTGGCCTTGGAGATATAACTCTGAGCCAAAATTCTTACTATGACGAATGGGAAGGTAATTCAGGATTAACAGCAATCTCTATATCAGGAAACAATCTTTATTATGATAATGCGAGTATTGATATTGCTAATATTACATACTCTGATATTGGGACTGTTAGCATTAATACTTCTACAATAGTTTCATCTAGTATTGATTCGTTAAATGCTTCAAATGCTAGATTGATAACTATTAATTCTGATTACATAGAATCAGATGTGATATCTTCTGATTTGTCTTACATATCTAGCTTGAATGTTGATTATATAGAAAACGATACAATATCTACTAGGTATATAGATAATGGATTTATTATATCTAGTTTTAATATTGAAATAGGAAATGGATTACATGGCGATGACTTATCCTCTGCTTATTCATCTATGGGTGGTGAGTATTTATTTAAAACAATAACAATCGATAGCAACATAACTGTATCAAGTTCCGTTGGTTGGTTAGTAATAAGAGCCGATACTTTAATTGTTAATAAATCAGGTGGTGCGACAATAAACGCTAAGGGTAAATCAGTTAGGGGTGGAAGTGCTGGAACAGGTGGTGCGACTGGTAGTGGATCTTCTATTGATTCAGATGATGTTGAATTTGGTTATTGTGTTGGTGGTCAGGGTGGCACAGGTGGTTCTGGTAATAGATCAGATGGTACTGGGACTAGTGGTGATTCAGGAGACTGTAAGGCGTGGGTTAGTTTATTTAATATTAATAACGTAGATGGTGCGCTTGGAGTTTCTCCTGGGAGTGGTGATACAGCTGGGAATGATGGAGAAGATGCTATTGATATAGATAATGTTGCATTTAACTATTTCATTAATAATCCAATAAGTTTTGGTCAAGGTGGTAGTGGTGGTACAGGTGGTACAGATGATGGTGCTGCAAGTTCTTCTGGTGGTAACGGTGGAAATGGTGGTGCTGGTGTTGCTATATTTGTAAAAAACTTAATACTAAATGAAGATCTAGTTATAATAACTGATGGGGATGATGGTAGTGATGGGACTGGAACAACAGGAGAAGCGTCAGGCGGTGGCGGTGGCGGTGGCGGTGCTGGTGGAATTGTTTTAGTTTATGGTTCTAAAACTGGTAGTGGGAATATAAGCCTAAGTGCGAATGGTGGGACTGGCGGTAGTTTCGGGGCTGGATCTCCTTCTGCTGGCAGTGGTGGAAATGGTGCTAATTCTATTTCTGTAGAGGTAAATTTATCAAGTAACGAGATACTTTAAAATGAAAAAATTACCAATATTACCTCCTTATAAAAACATAGATAAAACCACTATAACTAACTCTATGAGAGAAATTATAGATGGGATTATGATTGTAGATCAAGAAAGTAATGTTTCTCTACAGAGAAGACCAGGGCTAAGAAAACTTAAAGATTTAAGCGAGGGTGCAAGGATTGATTTGCACTGGTTTGACTCAATATCATCCCTAATTGCAGTTACTAATGGTAAGTGTTATGTAATTCCAAAAAAAGATTTCAGCGAGGTAAATGAGATTATTGGAGTTAATTTAATAGTCAATCAAAAGGTAATATTCGACGAGGTTTACGATGTTGTAAATGCAGAGACTAGATTGTTTATGGCAAATGGCGGTGCTGTATATTGGACTAATGGTGTAAATGCTGGAACATTAACTGGAAATAATGCACCTTCGAGATGTACCCATATTGCTCAAATAGATACATATTTATTGTGTAATGATCTTGATAAATCTGCTCAGTTTTTGCAATCCGTTGTTAATGATCCTACAAACTTTGATTCAGGAAGCGGATCAAGAACTTATGCTGCACAAAGAATACCTGATGATGTTATCGCTTTGTTCGGAAAGAATAATAAAATTTACGTATGCGGTAGAGAAAGTATTGAGATATGGTATAACGTGGGTGACACTATTCCATTTGCTCCAGTTGGCACAATAATAAGTACTGGGCTTGCTTCTCCATATTCTTATGGGATACTTTATGATAATGTAATATTCCTTAACTCAGATAGACAGCCTGTTTATCTTAATGGCTATACTCCTGTTTATATTGGAGAAGCATATCAAAAAGAATTTGATTCACTTGGACCTATTAGAGATGCAGAGGCCACATTTGTTTCAACAATCGGTGGTCGTCAATATTGGATTATAAGCTTCACAGACCAAAATAAAACATTTGTTTATGATACAGGTTCTAAAGCTTGGTATAGATGGGGTAATTGGAATAACACAGATCATGATAGATTTCTTGCTGCATCTTATGCTTACTGTAAAGACTGGGGTTTCCATGTTATGGGTGACTTAAATGATAGTATTGTTTATGAGTTTAGTCCTGACTATTACAAAGATAATAATGATGCGATGCAGACAATATTATTATTTGGAAACTATGACCTTGGATCAAAAAACTATAAAGTAAGTAAGAAGCTTCTTGTTGACATAAAGCGTGGAGAGGGTAAGTCTGACGATAAATATAGTGCGCCTAAAGCATATATATCATGGTCTGATAATGATACTGAGATATTTGGAAATGATGTCGAATTAGATTTAGGGGCTATTGGTAAAAGAGAAAAGTTTGGACCATTAATGCCGATGGGTTATTATAAAACTAGGACTTACAGGATTGTTTTTGGTGATAATGCAAACATTGTATTTAATGGGTTTTGGGAAGACGCTCGTGAGACTAGTAGGAGTTATTAGATGAGAGCTATAGCAATACCAAAAAGGACATTTAAGATAGAGCAATCAGGAGATTGGAGTGCAATAGATAATGAAACTCCAATTCAAATAACTGGTGACTCAACTATTGATGAAAACCTTGCTTATTTATTCAGAATAATATCTAATCAGCAAAAAGTAATTAATGAATTGCTTCAGGAGATGCGAGAGGCTGGATATGAAAATACGTGAACTAGATGGTAAAGATATTTTTAATGTCATAAATTTTTTAGAGAAATGTGTAACAGAGATGCCAAAAGAAAAGCAAGGTTTTGACAGAAATAGTGTTGAAATAATTCTAGCTGGTGTTATTGGGAATAGAGAAAAGGAAGTTTTTATTCTTGAGGAAAAAAAAGAAATATATGGAATTGCTGGAATTTCTATCGTTTCTAATATATGTAATTTAAGAGAAATGTGGGCTTATGAGTTTATTTGGCATAGTGATCCTGAATTATCTAAGAAAAAAAGAATAATAGTTCAGTGGGCTTTGTTAAAGCATATGGATGATTGGGCTAAAAGAAAGAAGTGTAAAGTTTTCTGTATTGGTGCAAACATAAAAAATTCTATGGGTAAAATGCTTGAAAGAGAAGGGTTTAATTATATAGAAAAATCATACGCAAAGGAGTTGAGATAAATGCCAATAGATCCCGTAAGTTTTGCAAGTTTATTAACGACTGGTGGTAAAGTATTATCTGATGTAATGGGTGCTAGTGATAAAGGGGATGCCTATGGTAAGGCAGCTAGTGGTCAGCAATCAGCTATTGATTATTTAAAAGGTGCACAGCAGATGGGTCTTAATGTTACTGGTGAACAATATGGTAGAGCAGAAGACTTTCTTGGCGAAGGAATGAAGTCTCTTGAGGATTATTACAAGAGAGGAATGCAAGATATTACAACTGGATATCAACAAGCTATATCTGGTTATAGTCCATATGCTCAAACTGGCATTTCTCCATTGCAACAATACACTGATATAGCCACTGGGGCGGTTCCATTAGAAACTGATCCAGCATATCAAAGGCAACTGAATCTTGGAATGCAACAATTATCTGCTGGTGGAATGAGTGCATCACCATCAGCTCAAGCAGAATTACAAGCTGCATTACTTCCTGGTTTAGTTCAGAGACAACAAAGTGCATTAATGCCGCTTATAAATTTAGGTTATGGTGCTACTGGAAACCTAGCAAATCTATACACTGGACAAGCTGGTCAAATGGCTGGTCTTCAAACTGGACTTGGCGGTGCTATGGGGCAGGGATATTCTAACTTAGCTAATTTGGCAACTGGTTTAGGGCAAACACAAGCTGGTTTGTTAGGTCAATATGCTTCACCGATAGCTAGTGCATATACTGGACTTGGAGAGAGACAGGCTCAACAATCATATTATGGACAGCCTGATTATGGTGGAATATTGGGTACTATAGGTACTGGTATGAATTATTTTTAAATAATGAAAGGAGATTTTAATGGCTGGATTATTAGGTCAAGGACGAGGTGATTACTGGCAAAACCTAGCATCTCAACAACAAGTATTAGAAAATATACAGAAAATAGGTGCTGCAAAGAAGATGGTTGATATCCTAGGGAAACAAGGTATGACACCTCAGCAGCAAATGACTCAATTAACACCAGTAATGGCTAGAATATCTCCGCAGACTGCTTATGGTAATGTTTATCAACAACAAGTATTAGAGCAACAAAAGATGAAAGAACAACAAGTATTAGAGCAACAAAAACTAAAGTTAGAAGAAGAAAAGAAGCAACAGGAGTTTTTGAATTTTTATAAACTTAATCAACCAATGCTTAATCAAATGGTCAAGAGAGGCGATACTAAACAAATAAATGAGTTTTTTGAGAATATTGCGGAAGCATATCCTCAATATAGCGAAATGATGGCTAAAGTTCCAGAAGGTTTGAAAATCGGGACTTCGGCAAATGGGGATGATATACACGTATATAGAGCTAATAGATATGATGATAAAGGGAATATAATAGGGGAGAAATTGGAAGGCAGAACTAAGCAAGAAATATACGATCTAACTAAATCGGGGAAATCTCCTGATGTGTTTTTTGAAACAACTCAGCAAGTTCAAGAAAGAGATACCAGGATGATGCAGAGACAGCTATCAATGGCTCTAAAGGAAGCAGATGTAACACAAAAACCTAAAACGGTAGAGATAGGATATGGTGATGATGCTATTACTGTAACAGTTCCGCCTAGAGCAGAAAAACAGATACCAGCAGAAACGCAAGTAAAAGAAGATATCAAAGAGCAAAAGAAGCTTAGGCAAGAATATAGGGCAGCAGTTAGGTCTCCAGAATATCAAAAAGCAAAACAAGGATTGAACTCAATAGATCAAGCACTTAATATGATAGAGGATGATCGATATATATATAGAGACTGGATTGAGAAGAAATTAGGTCGTGGAGATGCTGCAATATTTAATACAGCAATTAGAAATGCGGAGGACATATTAACAAGGATTAGAACTGGAGCTGCTTTAAATAAAGAAGAGGTTAAGTTTTATGATTCCTTATTTACTCCTGGCTGGTTTAATGATCCGGATACAGCTATTAAGAAAATGAAGATGCTTAAAGAGTTATTTTTATCAACGTTAGAGTTAGAGATTGATCCTGAATCTGAAATAGAGAGACTACCAAGTATTGCGAAAAAATATGGTCTTAAAGATGATTCATCTAGTCAAGTTGTTAGTGATGATCTAATGAAAGCTTTTGAAAGCTTTCAGTCTGGAGGAAAATAAAGATGGCTAGCTTCCAAGATTTCTCAAGCAAGTTAAAAAGTATGAGTAAAGAGGATTTCCAGAAATTTTATCAATCTCAGCCAGAAAAAATACAGAATGAAATAAATACAATAATTGGATATAAGCAAGAAAAAAAAGAGGTTGAGAAACCAAGCATATTTGATGGAGATAGTTATACTGGTTATGAAAAAAAAGACGCATTAACTCCAGAGCAAGAACAAGTTGTGTCAAGAATGAGAAAAGATCCTATTCAAAGAATTGGGTCTTTTATTACTACTCCTAAAAGATTTATAACAGGAGAAATGCCGCTACCTGAGCAGGTGAGAGAAAATTTTATTTATGAAAATAAATTAAGAGATAGCGGACTATCAGAAGCAGAGATTTTAATGTCAAAGTTGCAGAGTCATACAAAAGAATCATTAAGGCAAGTATTTCATGCTGCTCCATTTTTAACTGGCGGTGGTTTGAAAGCGATGTCAACAATAGCTGGAATATCTAAGATCGGTGAAGAATTAGCGAAAGGCGAAGAAATAGAAGATGCTGCAAGCAAAGGGCTAATAACTGGGGCTGGTACTTTTTTAACTGGGAAGGGGGTTGAGAAAGCTGCACCATATCTAAAAAAAGGAGTTTCCGCGGTTGGAAAAAAAGCTAGAAAACTAGCTGATCCATATATTCAATCTGAACTTGCTAAAAAAGCACAGCAAGGACTAATTTTAAAGAAACAAGATCTTCAGAGAAGGACTCAGTTAGCAGTTTATAGACTTAAGGATAAAATAGAAAGTGCAAAAAGTTCTGCTAATGATTTAATAGAAAAAAAAGTTAAAAATAAGATTACTCAAAACTCTAAAAATCTTGAAAAGGCAAGTGAGTCATTGGATTTAATTAAAGAAGATATTGGAAAGAAAATGGCTAATTTTTCAGACACAATAGTTAAGGGGACTGATGACGTTAGGTCAGCGTTAAGTGAGGAATATAATAATATATTAAAAACTAAGACTGGCGATACATTAATAGAGGTTGGCGATATATTGGATAATGCATTAGGGTCAATGGGGATACTTTCTACGTCTGGAAATTCCGCAAAATCAAAATTAACTAGTTTTATAAAATCAATAATGCCTGAATTATCAGGGACAACAAAAAAAGAATTAGTTCCAATATTAAGTAAAATACAGAGAAAGAGAAATGTTGGCACGAAATTAGAATTAAGAGATGTTCATTTTATAAAACAAGCTTTTAGGGATTTTGCTAGTTCAATGAAGTCAAAAGCATCTAATCAAGAATTTGCTTTTGCATTGGATGATATCGCAAACAGTTTGATAAGTCGTGTAGATGAGTCGGTTGGTGGAGAATATGGAAAACTAGGTAGTAAATGGGGGAAAATGCTTGGGATGGAAAAGAATCTCGATTCTCTTTTAGGAAAAGTAGAAAACACTTTATTTAGACAAAGAAAAGGAATCAAAGGAGTTATGTCTCAGCTTGAAGCAGGTATAAAAGAGGGTCAGGATATAACAGATAAATCATTCTTATTAGCAAATGATAAGATAAGAGGTATCCTTACAGAGGTACAGTATTTAAGGGATAACGGAATGGATTTGGCAGCTGATGACATAATGAATCAAATGGGTGAAATTTCTAATTCTCTATATAATAAAAATGTATTTAGTAAGGCTAAAAAAACCTTTGAATCTTTAAAAGCAGAATCTATTAGAACAGGAGTTAAAAAAGAAGTAATGAAAGAAATATCACCAGTTATAGAGTCTTTAACTAAAGCTAAGGGGAAATTAGAAAGAGTAAAAAATGATGTATTATGGAAATTTGTGGAGGAGGGCAGGGAGTTAGAAAAGAAAATATTAGATCACGGAGATATTAGTATTATTGGTACAAATATAATGGCGAATGACTTAGGAAGAATGATACCACCTGTTAGGGGTGCTTTAAATCTTGGGATGTTGATGCTTGCTTTTAAAAAATATGGAGGAATGTCAATAGATACAGCGTTGAAAGGGATGGGTGCTATAAAAAGCTTAACAGTTAGAAAACTTGGTGGGCTAGAGCCGTCGATTAGATATGGTGCTGAGAAATCTGTTATAGGTTTTTTTAATAAATTGTCAGATATGATGATTCGAGATGAAAAACATAGCGATCTTACAAAACAGGGAGGTGAATAATATGCCATGTGGATCTAAAGGATATAAAAAGACTAAAAATAAAAGTCGTAGAAAGAAAAAATAGATTACTTGGAGGACTTATTATGAGAACAATAATTAAATTATTAGCGGTTTTATTAATATCTTTTACGTGGGGTTATAATTTAAAAATAGATTATAGTTCTTTTTCTGATGGTACGAGTTATTTTAGAAATGCTGGTGCTTCATATACTTTTTTAGATGAAGATAATGAGTATAGTATTAGATACTCAAATACTCTTATGGGAAATAAGAATAAAGACGATTTTTACATGGGGGCTGATTGGATGACGACTAATGGATTAAGCCCTTTTATGTTTATTGGATATAGTAGGAATGAAATTAATGATATGAAATCTGTTAGAACTGGTGTTGGGATTGCTGCGCTATTAAACGATAATGTATTACATTTCCCATTCAGGCATAAGTTTAGTGTTGCTCTGATAGAAGATAGTAAGGTAAATGGAACGGTTGTTTCTTGGAGACATAAGTTTAAAGGATATTATAATAAATTTGGATGGAATTTAATTGCATTTCATTTAGGATACACGTGGAATATTGAGACTAAGTTAAGTTACAAACTAAATAAAAACATTAATGTTATATATAAAGATTTTAGGGAAAGTTATAATGGATTTTATCAAGCTGGATCTATTGGTGTAGAGATAAACCTATAAAGGAGAATATAAATGGATGAACTAATAAAACAAATAATTGGTGGTGCTGGATCTTACGTTGTTGTGCTTTTTCTAGGTATTGTAATTGGTCCAATAATAAGCAGGGTTATATCTTCTATAATAAAGATAGGTGTGCATAATGTTGAGGGGTTGGTCAATTTAATACCAAGCAAAGAAATTAAAACAGATGTTAAAAAGTTTCTCTATGAATCAATAAAAGGCTTAAATACGGAAGAGTCTATAAAAATGATTGAAACATTATGTGATGGACTTAAAAAAACAATTAAAGGAAACTTTGACGATATTATAATAGATGCTGTGAAAAAAGAAATAATAAAAGAAATTAAGGAACTAAAGTGACGTAAGAAAGTCCTCCTTTTTCTATAGGGTATAGAGCCGTTCTCTCTATACCCTACCTAAAAATATATGTTTACATATTAAATAAATTAAACTATAATTCATTCAAGGTGACAATAAAAATCAACAATTATTATCTTAAAAAAAGAGGCTGAAAGCGACACTCCTTTCGTTGTCACCGCAACCATAGTCGTGAGTAAGCCTTTTTCAAAAAAAAGGAGGCTTAATATGGATGATGTGAGAGAAATTATGGAAGTTAAGCAAAATATGGTGACAACTTCTACAACAGAAATCGTATCAAATAAGCAGATGCAAGAGATACAGGCAGCTATGACAATAGCAAAGAAATTTCCAAGGGATGAAATCGATGCTTGTAATAGGATCAGAAAGTCATGCCAGAGAAAAAGTTTAGCAGAAAAAGCAGAATATAGTTATCCTAGAGGTGGAAAGAGGGTGACTGGGGCAAGTATTAGACTTGCTGAATCTGTAGCTCAACATTGGGGAAATATTGATTATGGTTTAGTTGAGTTATCTCGAAACTATGGATCGTCTGAAATGATGGCTTATGCTTGGGATTTAGAAACTAATACTAGAAGGACTCAGGTTTTTACAGTTCAGCATATCAGAGAAAAAAAAGGTGGAAATACAAAATTAACAGATCCTAGGGATATATATGAAATGACTAGCAATCTAGGTGCAAGAAGAGTAAGAGCTTGTATTCTTGCTGTTATTCCAGGAGATGTTGTTGAGGATGCTGTGAATACATGCCATGAAACTCTAAAAGGATCACATAAAGATCCATTGATTGATAGAGCTAAAAAAATGGTTGCTGTATTTGATGATGAGTTTAGCGTTAAAAAAGAAATGATTGAAGAGTACTTTGGTTATAATCTTGAGGCGCTTAGCGAAATAGATTATGCGGAGTTGATTAGTATATATAATTCACTTAAAGATGGAATGAGTAAAAGGTCTGATTGGTTTAAAATGTTTAAAAAAGAGAAATCTGGAGCTAATCCAGTTTCAAGTATTGATAATAATGAAAGCGGTGAAGAAAAGAAAGGAGATAAGAAGTGAAAACAATAAAGAGGATAGTTTTAAAAAACACATTAGGGATTGAGGAAATAACTCTTGATCCAAAGCAAATTAATATAATATCTGGTAAAAAGGGAACTGGAAAAACGTCTATATTAGAGGCTATTGAAAAAGCTTTGTCAAATAAAAATATAAGGTCTGAGTTTATAAGAAAAGGAGAAAAAGAGGCTTCTATGTTTATAGAGCTTTCAGATGGGACAATTATAGATAGAGTAAAGAATTTAGAGAAGTCAGATAAAATAACTGTGAAGAATGATTCTATAATAGGATCTCCAGAAACTTATCTTAGGACGCTATTTAATGACAAGCAATTCAGACCTATATCATTTATTGAAGCAAGTACAAAAGAGCAAAACAAAATATTGCTAGGGATGGTTGATATTGAGTGGTCAATGGATGATATAAAAGAATGGTTTGGAGAGATACCAGAAAACATTAATTATGAGCAACATATTTTAAATATATTAGATGATATTCAATCTAAAAGAGGATCATATTACTTAACTAGGGAAGATAAGAACAGAGAAATAAAAAATAAAAAAGCAATTGCAGCAGATATACTAAAAAATATACCTGAAAACTATAATGCAGAAAAATGGAGAGATATTAAGCTTGGCGAATATTATTCTAAAATAACCAAGGCGCAAGAGCATAACAATAAAATAACGGAAGCAAAAAATATTGCAGAGGGGTTCAATGATAAAAAAGATTCTATTGAGGGAAAGTATGCAAAGATTAACGCAGACCTAAGAAGTAATTTCTCTTTATATGAGAGTCAAAAAAGAGAAGAGTACTCATCTATCCAGAATAGAATTAACCAGCTAAAAGAAGAGTTGTCGTTGATTGAATTAGATGTGAAAGAAAAAAAGTCTGATATGGAATCTCAAATAAAAACAAATAACGGTGCAATGGAGATTGATATAAGAGACTTAGAAAACAAAGTTAAAGAGTCTAAGCTGATAAAAGAAGAAGAAATAAAATTAGAGCCATTGCAAGAAGAGGCTGACTTTGCAGAGAAAATGAAGTCCTATATTAGTGAATATGATAATGCAATGTCTTACCATAAGCAGGTAGAGGAGCTAGTGTTAGAGTCTCATAAACTTACTGAGAAGATCGAGATAGCTAGGTCATTGCCATCTGAATTATTAAAAAAGGTTAAGTCCCCGATAGAGGGTTTAAGTGTTAAGGATGGAGTGCCTTTGATAAATGGCCTACCAATACAAAACATGAGTACTGGTGAGCAGCTTGAATTATCAGTGGAAATAGCGAAAAAATTAACTGGTGAGCTAGGTGTGATACTTGTTGATAGGCTAGAAAGCTTAGATACTGATAGCCAAAATAGCTTTATAGAAGCATGTAAAAAATCTGGGCTACAATATTTTATGACAAAGGTTTGTGATTCAGAGTATGAGATAGTTAAGCTATAGGTATGGATATGTTAACAAGAGCTTATATAATTGGAGCATTAGAGCAAATTGAAACCCGAATCAAAAGTAATCATGATGATTATAAACTTGATAAATATATGTTGCTAGGTGCATATGAAGCCAGACTTGAATATGTACATGCTAGTTTAAATAAACTAGTAAGAAAGTTAAAAGAGGAGAAAATAAATGATTGTAACTAGGGAGAACTATTATGACAAAGAAACTAATCAAGAGTATTTTAGTAATTCTCAGTTTTCTGATTTTGAAAAGTGCGAAGCGTATGCTATGGCTAAAATATTTGGATATAAAAAGAAAATCGATGGAAAAGAAGAGACGATATATTGGGAAGATAAAAAAGTGGGCGCAATGATCCAAGGTCAATATGTTCATGCTTGGAACGAGGGAAGGCTCGACCAATTCAAAGCATCTAATCCTGATTTGTATAAAGAAGGTGGCACGCTTTATGCTAAATATGCAGACATGGAAAATATAATTGACGTTATAAAAAATGACAAAGTTTTTATGGATTCTCTATCTGGAGAAAAAGAGAAAGTTTTTACTGCTGAATGGTTAGGTGTTAAATGGAAAATCCTGATAGATTCATACATGAAGGAAAGAAAAAGATTTTCTGATCTTAAAGTATTAGCTTCTTTAGATACTAAAGAATGGAATAATGAGTTAAGTATTTATGAAAGTGTTTTTGAGTATTATAAGTATTTCAGGCAAGTTTCTTTATATGCAAAAATAGAAGCATTGTCAAATGGTAGAGATGAGGAAGATTATTACGAACCATTAATATCTGTTGTAACAAAGCAGAAATACCCTGATAAGGTTATTGTTAGCTTTAAGTCAGACCAATATGGAACAAGTAAAGAAGATATTGATAGGACACTTAAAGAGTTTGTGGAATATCAATTAAGAGTTGTAAAGCATAAATTGCCAAGGTATAAAGATGTGAAAGAGGGTAGAGAGAAGCCTATAAGGTGTGAGGAATGTGATTATTGTAGAGCAACTAAAAAAGTGACAGGAACAACTTTGTATACTAGATGGCAACTATATGGTGGTGCTTAAATGAATGTTATAGGAATAGATCCAGGGTCTTCTAGTGGTGGAATTGCTTTTCTAAAAGATAATAAAGAATATGAAGCTTATAAGATGCCTGATACCCCAAAAGATATCTATTTGCTAATCAAAGAATTAAAGAACAAAAGCGGTGAAGATAGGTTAGTTGCCGTTCTTGAAAAAGTTAACTCAATGCCAGGACAGGGTATTGTTTCTGCTTGGTCTTTTTCAGGTAATTATCATGGATTAGAAATGGCTTTATATGCTCTTGAGATAGAATGGTATAACCCAAGACCTTTAGAATGGCAAAAAGCTCTTAAAATACCAAAGAAAAGCAATGATGAGAGTAAGACGCAGTTCAAGAACAGGTTAAAAAAAGAGGCGCAGAGATTATTCCCATTGATAACTATAAGAAATTACTCTGCTGATGCGTTATTATTGGCTAAATTTGGATATATGAATTATGTATAGTACAGATCCACTATTAATAGAATTAAGTGAATTTATTGATTATTTAATGGAATACGAGTCAGAAATGAGTTTTATGGATAAAATATTTGAATCGGTATCTTTTTTTAAGGATCACTGGAAAGGGAGTGTAAAAGATGTTAAATAAGTGTATGTTTATCGGAAATATATCAGAGCCAAAAATTAGCTATATAGGTGCTAAAAACATTTGTTGTGTTAAGTTTTCTCTTGCTGTTAATAGAATATATAAAAAAGAAAAGAAAACTGATTGGATATACTGTTGTTTGATGCATGAAATAGCAGATAAGAATGCTGATTTTTTGACAAAAGGAAGGAAAATTCTAGTTGTAGGAAGAATGGAAACAAGGGAGTATAAAGAGCAAACATATTATGAGTTACGAGTTAACGAGTTAATATACTTGGACTCTAAAAAAGTAGCAGATGTTGCATTTAATAGTGAGGAAGAAAACGACTCTCCACCTTTTTAGTTTTTTATAAATCTAGCACAAACACAGTATGAAAAATATTTCAATATAGATGTGCAATATGATTCATGTTTGCATTCCTCGCACCTATTCATTACTTAACACTTCATCTAGTATTTTAAGTATATCGTATGTTTTTATTAATTTAGTTTGATCTTTTGTTTCTATAATATAATTCAACATTTTCTTAATTATTTGATTCTTTAACTCTGAATAATCAACAGTAAAATGTTTTATTACTCTACCATGTATTACTACTGGTGAGTCACATACTGGGCATTTATCTTCTTGACAACAATTCACCACTAACCCTCCAAATCATCTACTCTTTTTACTAAATTATAAATCCGTTCATGAATCAACTTAGATGCTTTTCCAAGTTTATTTTCTATCTCTCCAAGCCTTTTATTAATGTTCTTTATAGATATATCTATATCTTCAATAGATGTGTGTACTGGCTCAACTTCTTTCTTCTCTTGTATTGGTCTAGCTTCTCTATAATGACCGTCAACAGTATGGAACGGATAATCCTTTCTTATTTCAGGAAAATATCCAATAAACTGTTCTTTACTTCCAACGTCTACATCTTCTCCATATATAAGAATTATAGGATTACCGTTTTCATCTTTGTCTATGTCGTCAATCTCATAACAATTCGACCAAAATACTGTAAAATCTGCTACATTATAATCTACATCAACAACCGTTTCATACTTACCATTTATTCTTACTACATCTTTTGGTTTTAAGTTCATATCTACTCACCATCGCTTTCTTTGACAAATCCATTATCCATAGCCCATTCCTCAAGATCACTTGTATCAAATACTTCTTCTGCTTCATAGTTCACTTTTACCCAATCAATTATTTCGTCTTTGTATTCTCTTAAATCTATTTCTGAATCAATATATAATGTATCAAAACGTAATCTACTCATCGCTTGCCCTCACTTTCTTTATCGTTTATTTGTCTTACTAATAGCTCATACTTCTTTCCATTATAACTAAACTGCATTTTCTGGTTGAGTTGCAATAAATGTTGTGCAACAGCAGAAACAGCTGATTTTGTTATATCTTTTTTATTAGGAGCCCAAACCCCATCTTTTTTAACATTACCAACATAAATAGTGCTTGTTATTGGAGAACAACCTGCTTTAAATTTCATTACTCATACTCCTTTGTTTATTTTTTTTTCATTAACAAATCAAACCAATGTACTATTAATCCTATTGATCCTATAACAATAAATATAATAGCTATTTTTAGTTTTATGTTGATAGGGAGTAATCCAAACCCAATCCCAATAATTATAGAATAAATTAATTTATACATATTTTATCACTTACCTCATCTAGGCTTGATACATTTATTGTTATTTTATCTTTCATTTATCCCTCACTTTCTAATAGACTAAAATTATTCCAAGTTCCTTGTATCTTAATGTTGCTATAGAAATGCGTCTTTAATGCTCTATATGTAACTAAATACGCTTTATGTAGGCATTTGATACAAATATCACAATCAAATAATAATCGTATATCCTCGTTATCAATACTTGCAAAGTCTAAATCATAATCCATAACATCATCCATTTCTTTACCACATATATCACAGTTAGTTATTTTCATTTTATTCCTCGCTTTCTAAATATGATTCCTCCTGTATTGTAATTGATCTTCTGAAAACTGGAATCCTTCTATTTTCATAACTTCTCTCAATTTTTTTAAAAAATAAGTCATATTATTAGTATTATTTACATATTCTGAATCAATAAATGCATTATCTTTATTTCCAGATATATAATAATCGTGTTCTAATGTCATACCAAACTTATGTGGATTTAGGTTTGTTCCTGTAACTGGCACTTTACCTCTATCAACTTTATAAATTTTTAACATATTCTTACCTCGCTTTCTTTAATCATCTATAAAATTATCAATTTATTATATGTGATATTGCTGTCATATATAATTTTATTCACAATCACTATCTATTTTTGTAATCCCACCATATTTTTTTAATTGCTAATTGTAGTTTTGTCGGTAATTCTTTTATGCAACGGCATCCACCATTTGTTCTCATTCCTACTTTTTTACTTGCAAACAAACAACTATTATCTCCGCAATCTAATTCAGATAACGCCTTTAGTAATTCTTCCATTATTTAACCTCGCTTTCTTCTATAAAATGTTTATAAAAAATATCTGGGAAATATCTTTTTCTGTTGACTATATCTGAAATATAACTAGGTGAATATTTTATCTTTCTTGCAAATTCTCTGACTCCTATTTTTCTAATTTTATTAATGCAATAATCAGTCAATTCTCTTTCTATTTCAAATAATTGAACAGATAAATCGTTATATTTTTGTATTTTATCTATTAGTTTCATTCATCACCCTCGCTTTCTTTTTTGCTAACTTTACAAGATCATCCCACGTCTTAAATGGTCGGCTGAATTCGCATAAACTTATTATTTTAGTTTTCATTTAGCAATCCTTTCAAGATATGCGATATAACATTTATTTCATAAAAGAAAGTATCCAAGAAATAATATCCACAGTCCATCCATTACCTAACATCTTATATCGCTGAGTGTTTGATACACCTTCCGTGTACCCGTCTGGTAGAGTTTGTAACCGCTCACATTCGATAGGTGTGAGTTTTCTAATGTATCCTTCGACTAGAATCCCATGTTGATCTTGAGCTGTTAATGTATAGAACTTCTTTCCTTCTGAGAATCTTTGGCCATTTTGCCTTTTGTTGATTCTGTCTGGAGTGATGCATCCAAATAACAAATTACCTTTTCCTGCGGATCCAACATCCGCATCACCACATAGGGTTATTGCTTTATCATGGATATAATAGACTCGGTTAGCCTGAGAGTTTTTCCGAAAATATCCAATTTTACCACGCACCACTTCTTTATCGAGTATCTTTATCGTTTTATCGAATGGTACAATGTATGAAGCGAGTTCCTCAAATAGACAATTGTATGGTACCCCTTTGGATATATTTTTCGTAACGCAAAAAGATTTACCCTCTGGATATTGTAAATACCTATCTAATCTGCATTTACCTGCTTGCTGCCATTTCTCATTTCCACGTAACATATACCCAATTTCTTTAGCAGATAACGAACATATATCCACATTTTCATGCACAATATCTTTAAGCATAATGCCTTTATCTTTTGGCTGAGTTACTCCTGGAATATTTGTCCAATATAACCGCTTCCTGTTTTGAGCAGAAACTAAAGAGCTATTAATTTCTATAGAGTGCACACCCAAAAAACCACTTATAATGTCTTGGTATTCTTTTTTCATTTTAACATTTTCTAGTAGAAAATATTTTGGATTATAATATTTCAAAATATTCGCAAACTCAAAGAACAATTTTGATCTAGAATCATCGAAGTTAAATTGCTTACCAGCAAAGCTAAAACCCTGGCATGGGCTACCACCTATGACTAAATCAGGATGTTCTATATCCCACTCTCTCCATTTCGTTACATCACCAAGTCTAATTATGCTAGGATAATTATTTTTAGATACCTGTATAGCATACTTATCAATCTCACTAGCATAATAATTATCAACTTTTATACCAGCTCTATCTAAAGCAACCATACCGCAACTAATCCCATCAAATAAACTTAATACGTTCATAATCCCTATTTCTCCTCTATTGTTCTGAATAACAAAAAATATTATATTCAGTCATTCTTAAGTTTTTGCAAGAGTTGCAAGAGTTGCAAGAGTTGCAATAGTAGCAATAGTCGCAATAGTCGCAAGAGTTGCAAGAGTTGCAAGAGTCGCAAGAGTTGCAATTTCTATTTATATTATTCATTATCTTACTCCTTTTAACACTTGATGGTCTTTAGGTTTCATACTCTTTAATGCATGATGCTGCTTTCGATCATACATATTTGGTACACAAATTTTATGCTCGATCATTCCAAAGAAATTGTTATTAGTTAGTCTGTTCAAATTTAAGATGACTAATGACGCAATGATTGTAAAACCTAATAAAAATAAAATAATAGTTTTGTTTGACATTTCATCTCCCCTTATGTTTAAACTCGCAATTAATACAAATTATCCACCCATCAGGTAAATATCTATAATAATCACTAAGAAATACTATTTTTCCGCATACACCACATCTCATTAGATTAATTGTAAGTTATCTAAATTATCCATTAATGCCTTTTTTACTACCCTTGGAATTTCTGTTTTATTTGCAGTCATAATATTTTCTATATCTTCAATATTAACATATCCAATTTTCCTAAACTTAGTGTAATTTTTTGGAGTTATGCACTGATGACCATATTGATTATATGAATATATATCATCATCATCTACAAGGCATACAATGCTTATCCCCATATTTTGTCTAATAGTACTAGAGACAGGAATTATTATATCTTTTTGTTTAAGTCTTTTATTCATTTCTTCACCTCATTTATATACTTTAATCGAATAATTAAATGCTCTTAGTTTCTGAGTTTTAAAATCATCCATCATTAATTTGTAAGCCTGTGACATAGCAGCATACCTGTTTTTATGACTCAATGTAATCTTATACGCTTTTTTTGGCACTATAACTATTTCGAATACTTTTTCGCTCATAAATTTACCCCTGTAACACCCATTCAATCCAATTAATATACGTAAGAACTAATAAATATTTCTGTTTAATAAAAATATCTTCTTTATTCTTATATTTATCTTTTAGATTGTTTAAATTTTTCAATAATTCATCTACCAATATATTAAAATCAACAAATGCAGAATAAATAAATATAGCGTTGAATTCTCCAGTTAAAGGATTTTTGATTATTTCTTTTGCCAACCGTTTAAACTCTTTTTCCCCTTCATAATTAACTGAATAAACTTTCCTTGCTGGCATTTTTGTTTTTTGTTCAATTTCACGATTTAAAAAACCTTTATCATGAAGTTTAATTGCATTTTTATATACAGCTGGTTTACTAATTTTAACCATGTCAAAATTAACCACCTTATCAGCTATGATATACGGATGTTTGTTTCCGTTCTGAATTTCTCCCAATATAATAAAATCTATTACACTCATTTGCTTTTCTCCTTATTCATAATCTAAAAATGGTTTTTTGTTTTAACCATTTTTGGCAATTTGCCATTACATACTATCTATATGAATTTATTACTATATAACTTAATCCCTTTATTGTAATCAGATTCCAAAGCAGATGCCCATGCAGATGACCAAGCATATTCCCTAGCAGATGCCAATGCAGATGCCCTAGCAGGTTCAATAGTAGATGCCAATGCAGATGCCCTAGCAGATTCCAAAGAAGATGCCATAACATATCCATATGCAGATAAATTAACCGTATTAATAATTTTATTGTATTTATTTTTATCTTTTACATATTTTTTAGCCTGTTTTGCAACCCAGTACGAATATAATCTTAATTCTCTCTTTAGCCCAAGTACTATACCTGCAACCCAGCACGCATCAGACAATCCGTTGCTATTTAATATGTGTTCTAATGTTAATATTTCTGGATCTGGTTTAGTTTTATTTAAACTTTTTAATAGTTTCTTCCAGCCTTCTTCACAAGGTTTTTCTTTTTTTATGTCATTTAATGTTGTTTTTTGCATGTTGTCACCTCTTTTTTTATAATAGTCTCATATTCTAGTATTCAAAATCAAATAAAACAGAATATCTAAATATTTAACGTTCTCCACTTTTTTTCTATTAATCCTTTGCCTTCATACTCTTTTACTTTCCTGGTAATTGATTGTCTTTTTTTGCCTAACTCATCGGCTATTTCTTGATGCGTCATACCTCTATTAAGCATCCTAATTAACTTATCTGGTTCAATCATTTTTGTTTTTCTCCTTCAAAATCTATATCACATTCATTAATATCAACTCCGTAATAAGTCGCATCATGCCTATCAATTGAATACTTTAGTACGCTTGTATCATCTAAAATGTATCTACCGTCAAACCTTTTAACTCGAGATCCCTTTGGTATTTCAAAACAATTGCCAGGCAAGCAAGAGTAAAGCCCCTTTTTTATTATTAAATCCTTATTTGTTTTCATTTTTTTTCTCCATTTCATTTATAAAATCATAAATCGAGCTAATATGTTCTCCATTATTTTCTTTTAATAACCATTGTTTTAAATTTTGCAAACATGATCTATAACCGGCTATATAACATAATCGCTCTTTAGGATTTTTGGTTAACGCTTCAGCTTCTATGTTTTCTTGCCTCATTGTGTTATCCCTTTATTAATTTAAACTTGTCAAATTAGTCAAAAATATCAATTCCCCATGATTACTAATATCGACCGTTAACTTTTTAGTATCATGTTTTCTAATCATGTTAATTAATGACTGTAGACTGATCCGTTGTGCTTTTAAATCTTTTAATATTGATTGTTTTGTTTCTTGTTTGTTCATTGATCTATTCTCCATAATTTAATAAATTTAGTGGTCTGACATTATATCCGTCAGATACTTTATTAAAATCGTCAATTTTGCAATTCCAATCTGAAATTAAAGTACTTATCTTTGAGTCTTCAATTTTTTTGAATAGTTCTTTTAGCGTTCCGCTAGTAAAAGGATAGAACAAGCTATTTATTAGCTTTTTTAATCCCGAATCATTAAAATCTGAAATAAGTTCGTTATAATCCATACATTCTATGTTAATATTTGTTTCTTTGTTCATTTTTTTATTCTCCCCATGGTAAGTTTTTATACGCTTCTAAATTAGATATATAAAAATCTCTAACGTTAGTTTGTAACTGTTTTAAAAGTTTCAATAACTTAGAATCGTCATTTATTGATTCGCTACATTGATATATGTAGTAATCTAGTGATTTTATAAATTCAAGTTTAGATACTTCTATTTGTTCAAAACATAAGCTTTTATCAATCTTTTCTTGCTCCATTCGATACCTGTAGTTATACGTTTTAACGTTTAGATCATACATCATACAAATTAATGCGCTCTCCCAGCTTTTTATATCGTTATAGTTTTTAAAATCGTTTACAAAATGCCTGAATTCTCCTATTACATATTCAGATTCTTTCAATAATCCTGAAACAATTTTATTCAATACTTTTTTATTTACTACTTGTACACTCATAACTATTTAACCTCACTTAATTGATATAAAATATTCTCAAGTCGTTCTTTATCCATAGACTTTGAAAACCTTGTCCAGGCTGTTCTTTTTGGGCTCCATTTAAAACCGTTAGACTTCAAAATACTTCTTATCTCAAAACTTGGCTTACCGTCAAAGTAAAGGTTCCATCTTAACTCTGTATCATCATGTTCTACTTTTACAAAATCACAGTTAAATGATACGTCATGGTTGTTTTCTTTTGTTCTCTCAGAATGTCTCACTTGAGATTCTAAGCGTTTAATGTTCGCTAAATTATTCGTAAGCTTAAACCCATGGATTTTAAAAGGATAATTGATCCTCAAGCTAGATTCTAAATCACTCTTAATTTTAGGGTAATTATCAAAGATCTTTTTTAAATCTTCTACTTTTAAAGAGTCTTCGATATTATTAAGTTTATGTTTGCGTATTAGAATATTAACTTTTTTATAAGTTTCTTGAAGATCTTTTAATATCTCAATTTCTTTTTTCCAATTAGAAACCTTGTCGGATTCTGTTAGTTTTGCATCAAATTTCTTTTTGAGTATCTTTTTGTATTCATTGCAATAATACGCTAGCTTTTCGTGTTTTTTTTCTGTTGCTGCCATTCTTTTTTCATTCCTTGATACTGGAAAATTTGCGGGTCCTGTTACTGCCCAATTCATACAGCTAGATTGACTATGCAAATAATCACAAGCGCAATCTATTATTTTGTCGTTAATATATTCAGGATCATAGTTATTGTCATTACAGAATGTTTTTAAGTTGTCTAATACTTCCGTAATATATTCTTTAAAATTATTGAATCTTTTATCAGGATCAAAGCTTGAGGCATGCCAAGCGTATTTATAATCATCTAGTTCGTTTATAGTTTTCATTATTATTCCCTCACTTTCTTTATTGATTAAAAATATACTCTGGGGTTGGTCCTTCTAAGATCCAATCAATGAATTGATTCTTTGCACTCCAGAATAATAGTTGTAACTCAGTCTCTAATGTCATGTTATATAACCTCTTCTATCGGTATGAAGTCATCAACTACACCTAGATCATTATTTCCATCGGTGATATAAGAGTGTACCCCGATTAATTCCTTATTTTCGTCCCCATCTCTATATACTGGTGATACATTCAACCAGATATGCTTCCCTTCTAGGTGATCAGGAACTTCAAACTCAAATTCCTGTTCACATTTTTCTATTATTTCATCTACGTTTATTTTTTTCATTTTAATTACCTCCTATTTATTATTCACTTACCAAAACTTGTCTAACATAGTAACGTTCTGCCCCATACTCAGTATTCAATTTTTCAGCTACTTTGTGAGCAGATACCGACGTTTTGTATCCTATCTTATATTCTGTATTTAACTTGCTATCTATGATATCGTATTCCCACATGTTCTAACCCCTTACACAGCTACTACCCAACGCAAAACGCTAGTGTAGATTTACACTGTTTTTATGCAAAAAAAAACGGCTATAATCTATTGACTATAACCGTTCCTTATTTTGTTTCTTACTCCAAAAAACTAACTATTTTTTGTATGCTAGTTTTCTGAGTTTCTTGATTTTTTCTTTATAAGCAATTATTTCTTTTTGTAGTTGCTTATTATACTTTGAAAGTCTTTCAATTACTCTCAAATTTTCATCGGATATTCGCAAATGCTGAAAATTATTCCCGTCTAAATATTCAGCATTTTTAATAATCGGCAATACTCTTTTTGCAAAGTGATTTCTCATAACTTTACTCATAAGAGAGTCAGTTATTAGGTGCCTTTTATATCTAAGTCTCCATTTACACCTTGCAATACTTTCTCCAGGTGCATACATGTCACCAGTATCTTCCACAAATTTTGATATCTGTTTTGAATATATCTCAAAACAGATATCAGATATCAATTCTCGATTCATCATACTATTATGCAACTGCTTTGGTAGATAGTCGTATAACCTTAATTCATGGTCATACGACGATACTGAAAAGTAATAAGTACTTTCTGTATCATCATAGAGACCCTTCAACGCTTTAGAGATTTTTTTTCTTATTATTTTTTCTTTTCTATCCATGATTTTTCTCCTATTATGCCATGCCATGCTTACGCTATGGATTCTTACAGGCAAGACGATGATTATACTCAATCGACTTATGAGTTGTGAAACTCAATAGGAGTAAGAAACGGCTATAGCAAGCCCAGTACTTGCCACAGTACTAGGAATAGCCAATTATGGCTATTATTATCAATTTCTCAACGAGATATATATGAATTCTCGTTGTCACCTAAGAGAACTATACTACTAATATGTTTCAATTGCAACGATATAAAACATGAAGTTTTTCTGATATATTAGCTACATAACTATATTCAACTTCTTGAATAATCAAAGCAAAACAAACAAACCAAGAAAATTAGATAAGCTTCTAAGCCAACAACCACGCAACATACAAACACCCAAAAAACACAATCCCCGAAACCATTGACACCCTATACAGTATAACTGTATTCCTATATATATCTGCTTATGGCAGCTACAAAAAGCAAAGAAACTATGAATGCCTGGTAAGGCTCACAAACAAGCGATATGAGATTAATGAAAAGGATATATATCAACTATGAAATACAAAAAAAAAGACTACCTGAAAGATTCAAAACCAACAAAAGCGTACTATGAAACAACTGTTGAAGACGAACATATACAGCACTTACAAAAAGAATTGGGTGATTCAGAATTATCAATACACGAATTGAAAGAACTATCACTCATAGATGATTATTACAATCACGATTCAAAAACATACAACATCTCTAATATGGATGCTAAGAAATTGAAGCAATTACAAGACAATTCAAAGAAATTGCGGATCTTGAAGCAACGATATCGCAATGTAAGCCAAGAGGAACAAAATGCAATGTTAGCTCTCAGGCAAGCAGGTGCAAGTCTTACAGAGATATCAAAAGCTTTCAGTCGTTCTGCTTCCACAGTGTCAAGAATATGTACACAGGGTGATATGAATAGTGATATATACCAACAGGCAGAAGCTATTGAAAAGAGGAACTCGCTAATATTCGCCATGAATGCTAACACATGCGCTGTTGAATCAATGAATCCAGAAAAGATTGATAAGGCCTCCATGTTGGATCTCGCCAAAGCTTCAGGGATCTACACCCAAAGATCGATGGAAATCAGAAACGGCATTCAAAAGGATTTCAACATTAACATAGCGATTGATACTCATTCAAAGAAACTTGAGCAGCTGGAGCAATTACAAAGCAATGAGAGCATTATAGATACCGAATACTCTATATTGTAGTTCCGAAATAGGGATAGTTGTCTAATCATGGCGGATATGCTAATATATAGATACTTCTCGATACGTTGGATCTCTTGTTATCACTGGATTGCATAGAAACTATGTCACATAATATATCTTATGTTAACTCTGTTGCTTTGCGTGTGTAGGTGGTCTCGGAGGATCACCCCCCCCTGGGGGATACCCCTTAGTACTAGTAGGGATACTCCCACACTCCACTTAGAAAAAAACAAAAGGCCCCTTTGATATATAAGATTCTTAGTTGCTATATTTAAAAAAAAACTAAAAAGGC